AACCAAACAATTTTTTAGATGTCTAACATGTGGATCCGATTTAGAACAAAAAGTAAATGGTGTTATAAGTTACATTCCTCACTTACATAAACATTCATTAGTAAGTGATGTAGAGAAATATTTCGATGGCGAAGAAATCTAAATTTGGTGTTAATAATTACGTAAAGCCTAAACCTAGGAAAAGACCAGGTAGACATAAAAAAAGCCCCAATAAACACGAAAAAAGAATGGGTAAATACAGAAGATAGTATTTGACTTTAATCCATTGATATCCTATAAATTAATGATTCCTGAGCAAGAATTATAATAACTGCTCAAAACATACAGGAGAAAAAAATGAAGAAAAAAAACAATGGTGCATTAACAACTATTCTAGGTAGAACAGTTGACTTTGATGCACTAAAAGCTAGTGGTGTAATAAAGGTTTTATATGAAAAAAATCATACAAAGTTTACATTATTAGATAACAACAGAGACATCGATGTTAGACATGTTGCTGCCCTAATGGCTTCTATGAAAAAACATGGTCAATTGATGCCTATCATTGTCAATGAAAAACTTGAAGTGATAGAAGGTCAGCACAGATTAAGAGCTTGTACTGAACTAGGTATACCAGTTGCATATATAATTAGTATCAAATCTAGTGGTAAGGACATAGCTGTGTTGAACAACTCACAAAAAGGTTGGAAGAATAGAGATTATTTAAAACACTATAATCATAGCAGCTATTCAAACTATAAAGAATATAAAAAAATTGCAGATTTTTTTGAAAAATATTCTTTGCCTTTCCATACAGGTCTGATGTTACTATCTGGTATCGAGTTTAAAAACAGAGGTAATGATAGAGGACCTATGCCATCTTTTAGGGAGGGTTCTTTTAAAGTTAAAAACCTAGATAGAGCTTACACTATTGGTGCACAACTAGAGAAGTTTAAAAGTTTTGTGCCAAGATTAGTTAGAGTTAATAAGTTTTGTTTAGCTTTTACTAGAATATCAACCTTAGAAAATTTTTCTGTCAAAACTTGTTACGAACAGATAGAAAAATATTATAAAAAGTTTGATGGGTGTGGCAATCAGCAGTCTTGGGACGAAGCTTTTGAGTCTGCTTACAACTATAAACTATCAAAAAAGAAAAAGATCTCACTACGAAAAGAGGGGTTTTAAATAATGTGGGGGCTTAATTGCCCCCATAATTTTTATGAAAAAAGAAAAAATTATTACAATTAAACCTAAAGGCATATCTCAAAAACAATATAGTGCTTTTTTATTAGAACTTAACATAATGAAACGAGAGTGGCGACCTTATGGTGTTGATCTAGAAATTAAAGCACCAGGATTAAGAAATATTTTAAGATGGGGAACTTATGACTATTCAAAAAAAACTTGATAGATTAGCAATTCTTTTTAATACAACTAAAAATCCACGATATGAAAGACTTTGGTATAAACTAATAGAAAGGACTTATGGATCTAATAATTCTCAACGATGGAATATATCATCTTATCCCAATAACCAAAAAAATGTTAGAGGGAATAGTATTAACAAACGAGGTTGATTGTTTTGATCTCTGTGAGATACTTAGATTAAAACTCACTGGCTATGTAGATACGTTAAACTTACACATCATGAAAGATGGTAGTGCATTAATTGGCTGCATGTGTAAATAACACACCTACCCTAAAGAGAGAGAAGAAAGGGTAGGTAATGATGAGAAGATTTCTCCCCATACCATTTTTTTGCCATATTGTCAAATCGTGTTCTGTGGTGTGCAAGTAAATCTAATAAACATGCTGTGTTCGTTGACTTCTTTTCTACCAATTTCTCGCATTTTCTTTTTTGACTCTTCGTAACCAAACATCAAGCAATCATATTGAGTATTAAATAGCTCTGGCCATTGATGAGGAGGCATACACATCTGCTGCGTTTGTGAACAAAGAATTAAAGCCAAAACAAATTTCATTGACAATCCTAGAGAATATCCTATATTATACGTTAAAATTATGAAAGGAAACAATTAATGACCGATATGACCAAATATAAAAATGTCTCACTTCAAAAAGAAACATATGCTATTTTAGAAAAGTTATCAAAGGTATTATTACCTGATGGCAAATTGTCTATCTCAAAAACTATTGAGGTTTTAGCAAACAAAGAGGCGAAGAAATTAAATGGCAAGATTAAAAGTTAATCAATTAAAAAAAGTAATTTGCTCAGTTTGTAAGGGTAATGGTTACTTAAAGATCAAACAAGTAAATAATTTTACAGATACTATTCACCAATGTTGGGTTTGTGATTCTGAGGGAGAGCTATATGAAAAAAATGACACTAATTATATTGGTGACAATTCTATTAACAAGTTGCACTAAATTAAAATTTGATGGCTATGATCCATCAACTGCGATGATTAGATGGATAATAACTAGTTCACATAAATGATAAATAATCTTAATATGGCTTATGTTGCGGGGTTATTTGATGGTGAGGGTAGTATTCAATACAAACAATATATGCGTAAGAGAAAGCATAACATAAAACCTTACCCCACTTGGTCTATTCGAATGGAAATTGCCATGACTGAAAAAGCCCCCTTAGTTTTTGTAATGGAAACTTTGGGTTGTGGAACAGTGAACTCAAGAAAAGTTAGACCTGGAAGAAAAAAACAATGGCGTTGGCGTTGTAGCCACCAAGATGCCTATTATTCTGCGTTGTTGTTACAACCCTATGCTCATGTAAAAATACAAAAATTAAATAAAATTATAGAACATTATACAAATAGAAAAAATATGTTTAAATTTGACGATAAAATAGTTAGGTTAGAGGATTTTAGGAAAAACGATGAGCTTGGATAGAATAATGTTAAAGATATATCTGTGGATTATGGGTTGGTCGGGTAAGATTAATACTTGGGCTTGGAACAAACAAGTAACAATTGTTAAAAATAAACAACAAAAAGAAAACGAAGAATATTTGAAAGAATTAAAGAAGAAACTATGACTGCTGCGTATGGGTTAGGTATGTTTGGATATAGTATGATCTGTTTAGTGATCGGTTGTACTATAATATATTTTGTGATTAAAAATCTGAAATGATACCTTTTCCTAATAAAAAATATGATATTATCTATGCAGATCCACCTTGGAATTTTAAAACATGGTCTATTAAAGGTAAAACTAAATCACCTAAATATGATTTAATGAATATCGAAGATATACAAAATCTTCCAATTTCATCTATTTGTAATACAAATTGTATATTATTTATGTGGGTTATATACCCTATGTTAGATAAAGGTTTAGAAACAATAAAATCTTGGGGTTTTGATTTTAAAACATGTGGATTTGTTTGGATTAAAAAAAATAAAAAAACCAATAGTTTATTTTGGGGGTTGGGGTATTGGACAAGAGCTAATAGCGAATTGTGTCTTATAGCAACTAAAGGTAAGCCTAAAAGAATATCTAGTAAAGTTCATCAAGTAGTAGAAGCTAAAATAAGAGAACATTCAAGAAAGCCTGATTGTGTTAGAAATAGGATTGTTGAACTTTGTGGAGATTTGCCTAGAATAGAATTGTTTGCGAGACAACGATTTGAGGGTTGGGATTGTTGGGGGAACGAAGTTAATGATGAGTGATAAAGACATCGAAGAATATCATAATATTGGTAAACCCATTAAGTTTAAAGAAAAATATACCTATGTCGATGCATCACGGATCGAGGAACATGGAACACGGCTCTATGATGTAAATGGTACTAGACTTCCATCAGTGACTACGATATTAGGGGCGACCAAAGATCAACAATTTTTAAAAGACTGGAAGGCGAAAGTTGGAGAAAAACGAGCTGAAGAAATCAAAAATCATAGTAGTAGGAGGGGAACTTCCATGCACAAATTCATCGAATCTTATATTACAGGAGTTGGCTACGATGATCTTACAGAACTCGGACAAGAGGCGAAGCCCATGGCCGAAAAAGTTATTGAGATCGGTCTTGCACCGGTTGAAGAGTATTTTGGCTCGGAAGTTACATTGTATTATCCTGGGCTATATGCTGGGTCTACTGACCTCGTTTGTAATCATAATGGTGTAGAAACCATTGTAGACTTTAAACAAGCCAATCGCCCTAAACGTAAGGAATGGGTTGAAGATTATTGTTTACAGATTGCAGCATATGCCATGGCTCACGATTATGTCCATGGTTCAGAGATCCGTCAAGGTGTGATCATGATGTGTACGCCAGACTTATATTACCAAGAATTTCGGATCACGGACTACGAATTGAGAAGTTGGAAACATAAGTTTCTAAAACGACTTGATATGTATCATGAGCTGATGCATGATGAAAAAGAAAAAGCAAATGTGCAAATAAAAGAGGAGGATTTTTACAATGGCGCATAAATTAGAGGTGCATGGATATTACTTTGATGGTAAAAAAATGTGGATAATGTACATTGACAAAGATGGCAAGATTGTGACTAAGGAGGAAAAATGAACGATACGTTGTTTAAGACACTTTTAAAAAGATATGAATCAGATATTGAGGATGCAAGGTACAAGATTAAGTGTATTTGTGAACACAATATGGTCATACCAGAACATGTAGATATAACAGGTGAAGTGGATAAATTGTTACATAAAATAGGTGGTGCTGAAGAAAAGTTGTCTGTAATGAGAAAATATTATGGCGAAAATAAGGACAAAAAAGAGATACTATAGTTTTATTCTACAGATAAAAGAAATATTTTTTTATTTCATGAAATAAAGTGTACTTTGTGTACTTTTAGTAGTTTTTTAGCATAAAATAAGGCTTTTTATAGGACAAATTATGGTACACTTTTTGTTTTTAGTACATATTAATATGTACTGATACAAAATCGCTATCGCGTACGCGAAGCATATTTTAAATAAATCAATCTGTGATATAAACCTATACATGCCCAAGAAAAGACGAAAAAGAATTGCAGCTGATAGCTCTCCCGATATACCTTTTCCTAAAGTCAGAGTGGAGTGGATTGATTGTGTCAGTGACTCTGGCTGGGCTACTGAAAAAGAGTTTGATAAAATGAAACTAGCAAGACCAGTTAATGAAGGTTGGTTATATTCTAAAGATAATAAATCTATAAAGTTGTTTGCATCTTATGATCAAGATGAAGATGGGATTACTTTTGGGGATCGGACGATGATTCCACGAGCTTGGGTGAAGAAGATTCAGAAGATTTAGTTGGTGTTACATCTATTATCTGTGAGTAATCATCTAAAATTTGTTTCATCTTTGCCTCCAACTCTTGTTCTGACATATCCTCTAACTTACCTGTTTTAATTATTTTTCTATCAATATACAAACCGGCGGCTTTACCACGATTTGTTTCTGCATTAACTGCCGATGAAAATGAACCTTTTTTAAGTGCTGCCTCTCGTAATCTTGCTAGTTCAGAAATATGTCCATCATAAGTGACCTCGTGTTTTTTTAATCTTTCTTCTTTTAACTCACCTATATGTTTCACTACAAGTGGTGACAATTTTGGGTTAGTAAGTTCAGATCCTTCTTGTCTTGCTCTTTTTGGAGAATAACCCGCTTTGAGAGCCGCCTCTGTCTTAGTCATTGGACCACTTTCATCTCCAAACACTAAAAATTCAGCAAATCTTTGTTGCATCTCTGTTAATCTCTTAGGAACGCCCATAGTTGACTTTTTAGGGTAACTTACATATAAAGTCAACATATGAAAGACGATGTTTTAGAGGGATATAAGATCTTAGTAAAAATGCAAAAACAAGAAATTTTTGAATTAAATAAATATAAATCTGAAGTTATTCAACTACAAAATTTAATAGATGGTTACAAAGAAATAATTGCTGAGCTTACAGATATAATTAACAAAAAATGAAAACTAAAGAAGAACTAAAACACGACAAAACTAATTTAAGTTTTCAATGTTCTAAAATAATGAAATATTTAAGAACACCCAAAGACATTTGGCAAGATCTAACTAAAGAATTTAATTTTACAATCGATTGCTGCGCATCACATAATAATCATTTACTACCAAGATACTACACTATCGATGATGATTGCTTAACTAAAGATTGGTCAGGCGAAGTTGCATACATACACCCTTTATTTGATGGCAAAATAGGAAAATTTGTAGAAAAAGCCTACCACACTAAAAATTTTATTGGTGTTTTTCTTCTTCCATCTTCAACACACACCAAATATTTTCATGAGTGGATATACCATAACCCTAATTGTGAGGTTAGATTTTTAAGAAAACCGGTAAAAGGTTTTAGGTTTGGTCATGATGATGGAACCGAAGACGATCCAACCAAAATAGGTTACATCAAACCATTGATGATAGTAATTTTTAGAAACAAATAATTATGTACGTCAAACATTTACAAGAATATTTAGAAAAATTTACTGAAGGTCAGAATGGTCGTAGAGGTAATGCAGTTAGTGATGCTAAAATTTACATTATGACTAAAAAAGGTTATTTAGAAGAGATTAAGAGAATAGAGGTACATCAAAGTAATAACCCATTAGACTCTTCACTACGAGTCGTTTTGAAACCAAATAAAGAAGAAAAATTAATTTTACCTCCAGGATATATTAGGGATTATTAGGGGTGTAGGAGCAAAACACCCCCTAATAACTTTACTTTCTTTCCAAAGTAAATTTTTCTAAGGCTTGAAGTCTTTTATCGATAATATGATTTAGTTCTTTTTGAGATTGAATAATATCTTGAATATTTTTTAAAGCTTTTAAAATTTCTTCATCTGTAAAAATTTTATTTTCTGCCATTTTTAACCTCCTTTCTACTTATAAAAATTAATTTATCGTCAAATGCATTGGGATCGTATATCGCTAATTTATCATCATCTTGATTGTAACGAATGTGGAACGCCCATTTATTTTTTATCATTCTTTGCATTTTCCAATCTTTTTTAATATTTTTTATAAAATTTTGTAATTTGAACTCCTCACAATACACCGTAAAAACTTTATGTTCGTAAGACATTTCGTTTTGAGTAAAAATCATAAAACCAACTTTATTAGGTTTTAAATCAGTAAAAGATTCTAAATAAGCACAAGTAAATTCATTACATTTTTTTGGTTTGTTGTTATAAATATTGCAACCAACACCAATTTCACAATTTTTACACCAAGAGTAAGATTTTTTATTTATTGATGGTATTTCTGGTAACTTACAACAGAGATTACAATTTTCACAATTTCTCATTAATATGTTACACCTACCCATAATTCCTCGTCTTCAACTATCTCTACATTTTTAAGTTGGTCTTTCGTTATACCCTCGTCAATTAATTGATTTATCGCTAAACTTTTACAATATTCTAATCCTTTTAAATTTGATTTAACTGAGTATCTATCCTTTTTATAATTTTCAAAATTTACATAACCCTTATTTTTAAGTTTATATAACTCAATCCTAATATTTAAATCTTGTTCATCTCTTGTTTCTCCTAAATTAAATTCACTCATTTCAACTATTTTATTCCTCAAATCGGAAACAAGCATATTTTTAAAAACACCTATTGATTTTCTGTTTTCACAAAGAATACCTAAAATTTGCAAACTTAATTTTTTATTGATTGGTTCATTTGTTTTAGATCCAATTAAATTAATCATTTCGTTTTTCTCTTGCATTACACACACTCCGAACAATATTGTGAATTTATTTGGCTTTGATTTTTGTATAAATAATTATTACACTTTTTTGCCCTACAAATAATTGTGCCTTTCAACATATTCTTTTTTTCGATAGCAAGTAACTCATCAAAGGTTTCATTTCCTCGTAACTTGACACCATAG